GGCCGAGGTCACGAGGACGCCCTGCTGGGAATCGTTCGTGGTCGTGTTCAGCGTGTTCGCAACCAAAGCGACGTTCAGACCAACGTCTGAGTACGTGAAGCCCGTCGAGGTCGAAACCACGAGCGAAGCAGTCACACCCGCCACTTGGAACAGGGTGTCCGGATCTTCGACCACGTACGCAGTAATGTACGTGCCCGACTTCACCGAAGTGCCCGAAATCCAAGCCTGCGAGTAGGTCGGTTGACCCGTCACAGAAGAAACGAACGTGCAACCCAAGAAAACACCAGCAAACCCACGAGTGGGAGCCGTGCTCTCTTCAGTCGTCACAGCAACAGTGCCGTCGTTGACAAACTTCAGCGGGTCGCCATAGCCAATGCTCGAAGCATTAGAAGCAATACGACGCTGACGAGTGGCACCGGCGAACACCTGACCGCCGATCAGATTGATCGGCTTCAAGCCATACGGCTTGCTAACGGTAGGATAAGCCATTTGTTACTCCAAAATAAGTTATTTGCCCTTACCAAACGAGACCGTAGTCTTTCTCTCGTTAAAGAGCGGCATACGTTCATCGTTTAGCCTCATAAAATTGTTGTCCACAGACTGCATCTGAGACTGAGCTTGGCGGGCGTAATAGTCATCACGCTGCTTCATCAGTTCAGCCGGAGCCTTGCAGAGCAACAATCCGCCGATCTCAATGTTGTCTTTAAAACGACCATTAGGATCAGCTTGCATCATCAGTTTGGGTTGTTCAGAAGCCTTAACCGGCTCCCAACCTTCCCGAAATTTTGCAGACGTATTAGAGGGATCTGCTTGACCCATAATACTTGTCCGGATCCAGCGGAAGACCCAACCCTCTTGCGGCTCCGGTTCAGGGAGCGTCTGGGGAGGAGTCCACGCCATTTTGCGTTGCGCTGACTCTCGATTTTCAACTTCACGAGTCAATCTATTCTCAGCCATTGTCATTCTCCAGTTTCATAAGTTCACGTGCGTACTGTTCATTGCTCAGTCCAAGCTTTTTGGCTATCGCAACTTGAGTCGGTGTCAGGCGTACCTGACGCGGCGCGGTTCCCCGCGTAACTGGGGCCACAACAGTAGCTGGCTTGTTAGTGCGAGCAGGCTTTTGGGCTTGCTTCGTTTGAGGCTGTTCATCCTCTTCGGCATCGTCAAATGCCTCGGGGAATCTTTTCCTCATCGTGTCATCGACTCGGCGGTAATACTCGTCTGTACTCGGGTCTACGCCGCTCCGGACCAGTTTTTCGTGCAGGCCGAGTGCGAGGGCGGTCATCTCCTCGTCAGCACCAAACCAAGTGTTCTTTTCCTGCCACGCCCTAGCCCTTGGGTCAGGTTGTGGTGCAGGAGCCACTGGAGGTGTCGTTACCTGTTGATTCTGTTCTACTCTTTCCTCTTTCTTTTGTAAAGCGGGGGCGAACCGGCCAAGGTTTTGAAGTTTTAGCTTGGCATCAGTCATGAGTTCCTGAGCGGCGGCAATCTGCTCCGCATCCCCGGCCTCATACGCTGCCTTCATTCGCTCCTTAGCCAGATTCAAATCAAACGTGGCATAACGTTGTGCTTCTTTGGCAAACGCCTGCTCACTCTGGCCGAGCCGTTCCTTGACCTGCCTGATCTCTTGTTCACGAGCCTGAGCAAACCGCAGGGCTTCTTCTCGCTCTCGCAGGGCACGCTCTTTCTCACGACGCTCGTCGTGCCAGACCTTTTTCATCTGGGAGAGACGCTTCTTGACCTTTTCGGAGTAGTCCTCAAGGTCATCCTTATCGAGTTCTTCCACTACCTCCTTGGGTAGCGGCTTACGACCCCGGTCTTCTGGCGGGGTATCGTCTTCGATCTCTACTTGAATATCATCCGTAACGTCTTGATTAGCCTCGGCTTTTTGTTCAGCCTCCGCTTCAATCTCGTCCGGGAACTTAAATTCGGTATCTTCATTAGCCATGATGTTTTACCTCACACGCGACGGATGCCACGGGGATCGTCTACAACTGCTTCCACCGTGTCGTCGTTGATGATGCGGAACTCTCGTCCGTGGATGACCAACCGGGTACCGGCATAGGGTCGGGTCAACACAAAGTCGCCCTCCTTACACCATGCGCCGGTCGGAAAACGGTCCTTATCTTGGTAGCAAAGATCACCCATCTTGATGACGAATAGGACGACCGTAGTCATCTCTTCCGTCCTCTTGGTGTCCTCAGCCTTAATGATGCCGCCTTCGTACTCCTCCTCTACGTGCGGAACCGCACAGAGGATTCGATACCCCTTCGGGGCTGGCAGTTGAGAGGCTTTCTTTGCCTCCTCCTGCGTCTTCTCAATATCAATATTACTCATCGTCGCGCTCCAAGCGTTTTGCAAGGTCCCGAATGTGGTTCTTTGCGAGGTCGAGACCCTGAAGTGCCCCGCAAAGTCGTTTGTATTCACCTTCGTCCAATTTGCCTTGGATGAGGGCTTCAACAATCAAAGTGCGCTCGTCTTGAAGCTTTGACTCCAAGTATTCCAGAGCGTTGCTATAAGCCATTTACCTATCCTCACTTACCTCCCGGACCGGGAATCTTTCTCGACCGTGGGCTAGTCGCCATCGGGTTCACGCTGCGCTGCGAGGCTTGATCTTGTGCCTTCGCAATCTCAACGCCGAGTCTTGTACCCTCAAGCTGCTGCCGGTTCGATTCTTGCGCCTTGTGCTTCTCAATGTCTGAGCCAAGACGGGCTGCATCAAGCTGCTGCCGGCCAGAAATCTCGGCCTCGCGTAAGCGAAGTTCGTCTTCCTTTGCGGCTGCGTTGATGATGTTCTGCTGTTCTTTGAGACGCAGTTCTTCCTGCTTTACCTGCATCTCCATCTGCGCCTTCATCTGCTTGGTCTGAGCCTCCATCTGCTTGATCTGGAGGTCCATCATCTGCATCTGAACAAGCGGGTCTTGCTGCTGTTGAGCAATCTGCTGCGCCTGCATCTCGGCCTGATCCTTCTGGAAGAGGCGTTGCGCTGCAACGGCGCTGATCTGCGACACCTGAACCTCCAACTCCGGAGGCATGTCGTATTCTTCGTTGTCGTCTTGCGGCAAGGGCGGCAGAGCCACACCAAGCTGTTTCTCGATCTCTCGGCGGTACTGGAACGCCAAGTGCTCCATGATGTGCGCCTGAAGAGACGAAGTAATCTGCTGAGCCATCGGGTTCTGCCCAATGATCTGAGCCATCTTCGGATCGCTACCAAACGCCATGTGCACAGCGATGTGCGCCTCGTGATCTTGGTAGATAAACGCCTTGAGCGGATTGCCCGTCATTGCGTCCATATTCTCCGTGACCGGATCGCGTGGCTTCTGATCGTCAGGCATCGGCACCAACTTCTCCGCATTCTTAACGCCAAGCACCTCGATCATCTGACGATGCAGGAGCGGGAGGTTGTATAACTGCGGGGCTTGTTGAGCCAACTGCATCACGGCTTGGTACTGCACAACCTTCTGCGACATCGTTGCCGCGTTCGGATCGCTTACCGGGATGACATCAATATCGTCGTAGTCAGCCTTCTTAGCACGACGATTACCGACTTCAGGCTCGTATGAATACTCCTCTGGCGTATAGTCTCGGATGATCGCAGCAAGCAGTTTGAACTCCTGCTTCATCGCGTAGTAGATGCGGGCCTGAACAGCCGACATCACCTTCAGAACGCGCTCCAAGATGGCTAGTGTGGTACCGACCGGCGCTTGGCTCGACATATCGCTGACTTTGAGATCCGACACCGCAGCGAAGCGGCGTCCTTCTTCAACGATTTTATCGAGCATCAAAGAGAGAACTTGGCTTGGCTCCTTGTACGGCAGCGGTAGAATGTTGTCGCGTACCGCACCGCTCGGGATATCTACGTCTCGCCACTCGCCCGGAGCGATTGGAGTATCGTCTCCTTTAATTCTAAGTCCTCTAGACTTAAGTCCTCCGGGCAGATTACTGAGGGTTCCTGCGTCAACAAGTTGGCGAAGCAACGAGGTTGCAGCTTTACTATGTCCCCCGATAAGGTGAATAAGGCCGAAGTAGTAAAATCCAAATCCGGGAATGTATCCGTAGTGGACGAAGTGCTGTCGCTTGGCTTTGAGTTTGTCATCTTCTCTCCAGTTACGCCGGATGGCGAGAACTGTTCCGGTACCTTTCTCGATGGTTACTACGTATGGAAGTGCTATCCCAGTCTCGCTGTTGTCTTCATCAACATCAGGGTAGCCCGGTAGATCAATGTTCACGTGCATCTCAAGCAACTGGAACCGGTCGTCCATGCTTGCCGAGAAGCCTTGATCCTCTGCCTTCTGCTTCTCCACCTCGTCCATGACGCGAACTGGTTCACCCAAGTCCACATCACGATAGAACCCTGCGTACTGAAGCTTGGCTAAGTCGTTCTTAGTCTTACGCATCCGATGCGTAACACGCTCTGCCGTCTCTAAGTTAGAGGCACCGTACGGAACCACGATATCTTCCGCCGGGATGTAGACAGCGGTTTGGCGATTGAGTGAAGGGTCAAAGTATACCTTCTTAAAGGCGTTACCTGCCAAGGCCATCGATAGCAGCATCCGCTCGTGTTCCGGGCGGTACTCCTTCATCACCTCGGTGAGTTGGAAATTCATGTCATCAACGACACGAACAGCAGACTCTTTCTTCTCTGCCGTCTCCTTACCGATGATCTTCGCTTTGACCGGTCCCATCGCAGGGAAGGTCTCCATGATCGTCTCGGACTGGAACTTAACCGCGCTCTCCATTAGAAGCGGGTGGAACACACCACACGCACCCGGCCACGGCTCCGTCCTATCCTCATATCTTATTCCGAGGATCTTCAAACCTTTGACGTACGTATCCAGCCAATCTTTGCGGCTGGAGAGATCCTGTTCGTACTGCCCGATCAACTCAGAAGCAAGGCTCTGAAGTTCGTTCTCGCCCATATACTCGGCAAGGTTGGTATCGAACTCATCAGCACGAGGCTCGGCTTTAGACATCTCAATGACGACACCATCTTCGTCAGAGAGTCCTTCCAACTCAATCTCGATCTCGACCGGCTCCATCTCAGCGGCGAGGACCGCGATACCTTGGGGAGCCTCCATCAAACTTTTATCGACGGCCATCTAAGTTCTCCTAATAATATGCTTCACGACGATGGCTCTTAAACCATCGGGTCGGTTCCGGTTCGTCGGACGGAAGCTGAATAAAGCCCCCCTGTCTGAATCGAAGTAGGGCTAGGGTGGTGGCGTCCACCAAGTCGTCATGGGTACCGGAGGGGAAGTCGTTGCATTCCTCCACTACCTCCCAAGCCCAGCGTCGGTCAGGCACCCAGACTATACCGGAAGAGAATAGATCGGTAACTGCGTTAACTCTTGAAATCTTATCCTGTCCCTTACCCGGCGTGAATTCGGCAATCGGCACACCCATACGCCGCATCTCCTGATACAGCGCCGCGCCGTTGGACTTCTTCTCCACGATGAACGTGTCCGGGTTCCACTCCTTATATTGTTCTAGGACAAGCGCCTTTAGCTCCGGGAACTCCAGTCGCTCTTTGATCGCGTTCAGGAGGATGATGTTGTAGTTTTGGGTCTGGTCATTCTTAAAGACCCCCCACGTAAGCAGGGCGTTGTAGTCCGACCGGTTCGTTTTCTCCTGAGCAGCGTCGAGCGTCATAATAATGTGCTCGCACATCGGGGGATTCTCTGGCTCCCAGACCTGCCACCACTCTCTTTTAATAAGAGCGCCTTCCTCCGAGGTCGGCTGCTGCATGTACTGGGCTTGCCAATACCGAACGTCCATACTGGCCTTCTTCGCCAGCAACTCATCAATATCCCAGAACTCAGGCCACAGCGGTTTGTCGTTCAGGATCGCAGGGAACTCAACGACCTCCCACTCATCTGCGCCTTCTTCGCGGGTCATGTGATCCACGATCTTGCCGGTTAAGTCCTGCTTACTCCAACGCGTCATCACCACGATGATCGCGCCACCCGGCATTAGTCTTTGAACGGGTCCCGACTGAAACCATTCCCAAGCGGGTTCAAATACGTCAACTCTTCCTTGCTTGGCTTCCTGTTCAGAATGAGGATCATCAATAATGAATAGATCAGCACCCCGACCAGCCAAGGCACCACCAACGCCAATAGCAAAATACTCACCGTTAAAATTTGTACCCCAACGAGAAGCACTTTTACTGTCTGCTTGAAGCTCGACACTAGGAAAGATGTCACGGTAGCTCTCCGATCCCACCAAGTTACGTACGCGCCGACCAAAGTTCACGGCCAGATCCGCCGTGTGAGACGCCATGATGACCTTTTTGTGCGGATATTTGCCTAGAAACCACGCAGGAGCTAAGTAACTGATCATCTCT